GATATACAAAAAGAAATTAATAAAAGAGAAAATAAATCTTTTGAAGAAACATTAGAAGAAGATAATGGAATAATATCTTTTGGAGAAGATGAAGAACAGTCTAATTATAAAATAGATGAAGATCCATTAAGTGCAGATACTGATAATATAAATAATTGGGATTTTGATGAGGACGGCGACAAAGTGGATAGCGAAGGTAATAAAATGCTTTTTGATTATTAAAAAGCATTTTATTAAACTTATCGATTTAGAAGAGCCTTATTCATGGGAGTTTAAACAATCTGAAGAAGATAGGGAAAAAATAGATTTAATTATAGAAGAACTTAATAATAAAAACAAGATATATGAATATGATAAATGGAAAGATATAATGAAAGACACTATTATAATATTTGATAATACAAAAGAAAATCAAACTCTGATAAAAACCAAAGGCAGCTATGAAGATATTTTAATAGGATATGCAACACTTATATATCAAACTGCTATAAACACTAAGAAAAAACCTGAAGATGTTGTTTTGGATATATTATATAAAGTGAAAGATAATAAAGAAACTTTGTATAAATATATAAAAAAGAATAAGGGAAATAAAAAATGATTTGCTGTATATGCGGATTGCAGAAACAAGAAACTGATAATGCTTTAATTCTATGTAAAATGACAATAAGAGTTAAAGATAAAAAAGGCAGAACTAGATATAGAAAAGTTGTAAAAAATATATGCAGAAAATGTTTAAGCAAAGCAATGCTCAGAGGTATTCCAATAACTATTGTTTATGAAGAGGAAGATGATGAATAATAAAGAAAAAAGAATAATATCACAAATATTCACTAGATTATTTTTCACTTATAAAAAAGATATAGTTGTGATGGAGAATATAGAAGGACAGTCTGTATCTTTTTATTTCTCTATAAAAAACTTTTATGCCAATGGTAAAAGCAGAGATTTTTGTTTGATATATGAAAAGAAAACAAAAAGATTTATTTTATATAGCAAAAGCAGTAAAAAATTATATTCAAGTAATTATTTAAATGAAGTTTTACATTATATAAAGATGTTACAATTTCATAAATATATTAAAGAGATAAAAACTGATGATTAAAGTTATTATTAATTATAATGATGTAAATGATGAGTTCAGAAGAATGAATGACATTCTTGGAGTATTGCAATATAAATATAAAAATATTGATGTCAGTTATAATAAAGTAAAAGATAAAAATGAATTATTTGTAACCATAAATGGAGAAAAATTAGATTGTAATCATACATTAGATTTTTATATGAATGAGGTAGAAAATATATTAAGCAAAGAAATATAAAGATGACTATAAAATATAAAGCCAATAAATATAAAGCTATTTATAAAAGAATAAAAAGGCGTATTAGATATGAGTGGCATAAAAAGATAAGTTATAAAAAGGAAGAAGATATTATAGCAAGATTAAAAATATTGATAAAAGTTGGTAAAAGATATCAATGCTTATTATTCAAGAGAGTTTCAAAACTTCCTAGAAAATTAGGACTATCATATAAAAATTATTATAGTAAGGTAGAGGTATATAAATGATGTGTTATTTATTTTTTTATGCTTGGCATATAATTGGATTTATGTTTATCTTTTTTAGCATAACAAATAAAAATCCTATTGGCAAAGCATTTTATTTACTTTGTTTCTTTTTATCGGACATAATCGGTATGCTTTTTTTAATAGCAGAAAAATTGAGTTAGGAGTTATTTATGACAGATCATAATGGTGTAACATTAATAGGAAGATTGACTGCTGATCCTCAGAGAAAATATACACAAAGCGGAATGGAAGTTGCGGAGTTTTCTATAGCAAATAATTATTATATAAGTACAAAAAATACTACAGAAGTAAATTATTTCGATATAGTGGCATTTGATAAACTTGCAGAAACAGCAAATAAATATCTTACAAAAGGAAAGCAGGTTTTAATAAGCGGAACATTAAGACAAGAAAGATGGCAGGATAAAAATACAAACACTACTAAATCTAAAGTGAGAATAATTATGCAGTCAATGCAAATGCTTGCAGATAAAAAAGATTCTAATAACACAGCAGAAAATAATAGTCAGGAAGATGATGATGAGGTGCCGTTTTAATGGAAAAACAGGAAGTAGATGAGTTTATAAGTAAATTAAAAAAAGATGGGCATATTTTTATTGTTGCTATAGTTCCAAAAGAAGATAGAACTAAAGAGGATGGAAGAGGATTGAGAGGCTTTTGGTTATGCTGTCATAGAACTCCTAGAAATATTATTATGATATTGAATGCCATTTTATTAAATCTTGATTCTATAACAGGAATACGCAATGCTGCTAGTTTTGTAGCTGATATTTATAATTATTTCAAAACTGGTAAAAAAAGAGCAGAAATAGAAGAAGATATATATAATGAAGTGATAGAAGATTATAAAAAAAAATAAAATATTAGATAGATTCAAATGTGTATATCACATTATCATATACATTTAATAAAAATCTATAAAGGAGGTGAATCGTACGTTTCAAAGAACTAAAACTTTATTTAAGTGATGAATAAAGTTTTGCTTCTAGTATGTTCTTTTTTATTTGTGTAGTAAAAAAGAATAATTTGATTTGGAGTATATAGTTAATATATTTCAAAGATTGATTTTAAGGTTGCATAATTGTTTAAATTATGTTGCTGTGTTGACTAGCTCGGCTGTTTTTTGTTGGCTGTGAACAGCCGAGTGTTTATTATGTTATAAAAGTTTATATTCTTTTTATATAAATGAAGACTAAAAATAAGTCTTTAATTTAATGAAAAGGTATAAACATGTCTTCTAAAAAATATAAAGAATTAATATTACAAAATAATAATATAATAAGCCAAGAGCAAGCAGAACTTCTTTACAAACAAGCTAACTACTTGAATATACTTGACTATATGAAAGAAGAGCAGCTTATTAAACAGATAGATTATGAAACAGAAAAAGAAAACTTTTTTAAGCAATGTTCAAAAACAAAAAGCAATCACACAAAAAGACAGTATAAAAACGGACTTAATAAACTAGAAGAGTATTGCCGTATGAATAATAAGAATATTTTATTTATTAAACCTAGAGAAGCTGATGATTTTATAACAGAAGTTAATTCTAGTGAACTTTCTAATTTAAGTGTACGTGCTTTAGTTTCTTCCTGTTCCTCTTTCTTTTCTTTTTTAGAAAGAAGGTATCCGTTTATGAAAAATCCTTTTCGAGGTACAAAAACTCGTCCGCCTGTGAAAAATAAAAAAAGACTTGAAGTACCAAGTAAAAAAGAAATTGAATTAATAATTAAAGATATATCTGATCCTCTCATAAAAGTGGCCATCATTTTTATAATGGAATGCGGTGTGCGTGTTGGTGCTTTACCTAAACTAGAAATAAGAAATAACAAATATTATTCATATTCAAAAGGCAAAGAAATAAGCTGGAAAGTTACTGACAAAGTTATTAAATTATTAAAACAGAATAATCTTTCTTTTAATAATCCTTTCAAAAATAAAAGCTCTGAAGTAATAAGGAACATCTTTTATAGGAGTTCAAAGCGTTTATATAATCAAGGTAAAATAAAAGCCGCCTACTCTATACATGATATAAGGCATTATTTCGCTGTTACTTTATACAAACAAACCAAAGACATAGAACTTATTAGACAGGCATTAAATCATAGCAGTATAGCTATAACAGGAATATACTTAAAAAGTTTGGAGGTAGAATAATGAAAAAAAAATTAATAGTTTGCAGATTCAAATATAAAGAATATAAGCTATTAAAAAGATTAGCTAAAGAAAATAATATGAGTGTACGTAAGTATATTAAAAAACTTATTTTAGAAAATAGTAATTAAATATATTGTTGCGATAATTTATGTTATCGCAACTATAAAAAATTATCAATAATATAAAATTTAATTGAATTTAATATATAATAAATAAATGATCTTGATAATTTAGTTTATCTTATAAAGAAATAGATGCTATTGAATAAATTATAATAAAAAGTATATTACTATTTATTCTTATCTTTTTTATTTAAATTTTTCTCTAAGAATAATTCTTCATTATAGTATTGCTCAATATCAAATAATATGGATTCCATAAAAGATAAAACATTATTTTTTATTTTTCTTAAATCATCTAAAGTCAAATCTCTACTACAATCAGTAAAAGAATATTCTCCATGAGCTAAATGATTTCTATTTTTTTTTATATTTCTTAAATCTTCACCATTTTTTTCTCTTATTGTTATATTATGTTCTTTACATATATTTCTAATTTTATTATCATCAATATTACCTGATATAGATAATTTCTTCTTTTCTAAAACTATACTGCTATTTATGATATCATCTACAATTTCAAATGTTTTCATATTTTTAGATTTTATTTTATTATTAGCCCACATATTTTTAATTTCAGAAATAACATCTTTGTATGTATATTTACCATCTTCTATCTTCTGATAAATATCATTTATAGCAGAACTTATTGTAGATTCTACTAAATTATATAATATTAATATAAAACTAGATTTTAATATTTTAAAAAAATCGTCATTATATATCTTATTTTTTTTACCAGAGTTTATACGATTATTAATGATATATAATTTTTTAAAGAACAAGTTAACTTCTTTTTTTCTATTAGCAAAAATATCTTTTGTATTGTTCATATTAAAACTCTATATTAAATACTATTTTCTAAAAGTCTATCTCTAACATATTCTATTCTTCTTTTTAATTTTCCTTGGCTATTACTAGCATCAGAAGTAGTATATTCTTTAAATTCATCTGAATTAATCCAGTCTACATTTTTTACTTTTAAATTTTTATTTTTTCTCAAAGCAAGAGCAGATCCTATTGCTATAGCTTCAAACCGTACCCTAGGTGTTGTATTAGGAGTTTGAGGTTTAGCAAAACCATACTTAAAATTATTTTCAACAAAATCTAACATATTATTAAATTCTTCTCTGAACTTTTCTACATCAATACTATTTAAATTATCCTTTAAATAATTATCTAAAAATGGACTAACACTTTGTTTAAATTCTTCATAAGTATTTAAATATGCAAAAAACCTTAAAACTAATTCAAATCTTTCATATCTTTTTTCTCTATTTTGATTCATAGGAGCTAATCGTTTAAATTTTTCATTTTTTGAACACTCTTCTATTAACTTAGTAAGTTCACCACTATAAGATCCACGTCTTATTTCAGATGCATTAGCATGTACGCCACATGTATTGATTCTATTAAAAAGTTCATATCTAATATGTTCAGGTGTAGTTTCTTTTAATACAATAACCCTCATAGTTTTGTTTTGAAATTTTCTTTTTTGAGAATCCAATAAATCTTCAAAAGTAAATCCATTTAATGAATTAAGTTCCTTTAAGTCATCTAATATAATTTCATTTCCAATAAATGCTGCTAAAGTTTGAACTCTTTGTGCTCCATCTATAATTTCTAAACTACCATCTTCAGTATCACTAAAAAACATAAATGGTATTGGAAGTCCTAAAAATATAGATTCTATAAAACTATTTTTATATTTATTGTTCCAAACAAATTTTCTTTGATAAGGTGGAATAAAAAATTCTTCTTTTTTGAACTTATCAACTATATATTCTATTGTATAATCTTTAGTATCGTATTCTATTTCTCTTTGCTTTGCTTTTATTTGTTTTTCAGCTTCTTCTTTATTAGAATAAGTAATTTCTTTTTTTTTCATACATATTTCCTTATATGTTCTAAAATTGATTTACCTATAATTTCTGCTAATTTTGGTGGTACAGCGTTTCCAATATGTCTACCTGTTTTTGTAAAATTTATATCATTACCAAAATCATATTCTATAGGAAAAGTTTGTAAAAGAGCCCCTTCTCTTAAAGATATAGCTCTATCTTGTTCTGGATGTCCAAATCTTCCTGAGCCATAATTATAAAATTGTGTAGTTATTGTTGGAGATATATCATCAAAACTCATACGACCATAAACAGAAGTATAACTACTTCCAGAAGGCTTCTTATAACAATTTGGCAAAAGAGACTCATCCCAATCTTTCCAACTTCCTTTTGGTTTTGATTGTTTTATTCTTTTTATATTAATATCTTCCAAATTTTTAGCTTTATGCATAGGGTCTATATAGTAAGTTTCACCTGCTTTTATAGGAGGTAATGTTTTTATAATATCTTTTACTTTAACATAATTTGATTTATTATGAGTTTCTGGTAAAATATTTATAGTTCCATATTTAGAAGCTAATAATACCAATCTACGTCTATTTTGAGGAACACCATAGTTTTGAGCTAATATAAATGAATAACTTACACCATAATGTTTTTTTTTCAAATATGAAATAAAATTATAAAATACATCCTGTTTAGTTATAGCTGGTACATTTTCCATTGAAACAATATCAGGTTCTATTTTTTTTATTATTTTCAAAAAATAATCTAATAAATCTCTATCTTTATGTAGTTTAGAGGCATTATATTTAAATGTTTGAGATGAAAATGGTTGACAAGGAGCACACCCAACTAATATTTTAATATCATTTTTAGAAAAATATGACTTTAATGTATTTGGATCTAACGTTTTTATATCTTTACACATAAATGGGGCATTATTATTAGTTTCATAAATATATTTACATGAATTATCTATATCTATACCAAGTATAACATTAAGCCCAGCTTTCTTTAAGCCATAAGTTAATCCGCCTATACCACAAAATAAGTCAATAACCTTTATATCTTTATCCATATTTCTTATATACAACTAATTAATATTACTATAATGATTATATTTTAATTTATAAAAAAATTCCAGATTTTATATATTATTTTCTATTGTAAATATATATCACAAAAAATAATGCATATATGTTGCGATAATCTTTATTATCGCAACACCTAATATATACAAATTATTTATTTGTTATATTTTAAATTTCTCCAAAGCACATTTTCTAGCATATTGTCCTATGCTCATTCCTTCTTTTTTTGCGGCTTCTTCAAGCATTTTATTTTCTTCTTCATTTAATCTGAAAGATATTCTATAGCTAGGCTTTTTATCCTTATCATCTTTCTTTTTTCTGCCAGCACCTTCACGAGCACCGCCTGTATTGGGTCTAGCACCGCCTCTATTATCTTTCTTTTTTATTTCCATTATTTATTCCTATTATTTAGTTTTACTATAATGATTACCAAACATATAATTGTTATTATACTTAAAATTGTATTAATAATTTGAAGGTTCATACTTGACACCTTTATTTTTTTTTATATAATATACTTATGTGAAGTGACGGGGACGAATCCCCGCCTTTGGTCAGTTATAATTAAGATTATTTAATCTTTTTTATAACTATTACTAAAGTTATAATCGCCGTGGTAAGCTCTATAACCTTAGTGACCAAAGTAATCACTTCGACCATAAGTTTCCTCCTTTTTTCATTAGGATTAATTATATTATAACATTTGATGAAAAAATGTCAACAATTTTTCTACAAAAAATAATAATTTATTTTAATTTTTTTCTTATATGAATTATAACTGATTTATATTTGATTGGCGGGGGTGGGTAAAATCTCTACAGGCTTTTACTCGGTGCAACGAGTGGCTACTCTTTCATGTGTGGCGATAACTTTTTTATTAGGGGGTTATCAGCATTATTTTTCTAATTCTTTAATCTTATTTTCTAATTCATCAATTCTTTTAATTTTATTTTCTAACTCTGATACTCTTTTACTTAATTTCTCTATTTCGCTTCCTTTTTCCTCATACTCTTTTTTAGCTTTAGCAACACAAGCCTGTACAAAACCACCGAACGTGACATTTGAATAATTAAAAGGATCTGCTTTACTATTTTTTACCATTTTTACAATCCACCTGTATAGATCCTGATTAAAATTAATTGTTATACTGTTTCTTGAATCATCCATTTTTTAAAAACCTTATTTTTATTTTTATTTAAAATTATAGTCTTTTTATTAAAATATAAAATTAAAATAGTCATTTTAAACTTTTGACTTAAAAATATAGTTTTTGAGGAAAAGAACTTGCTATCTTTTGGAACAGAGTTATTGTCATCACATAAATAAATAATTAAAAGAGGAATTAAAAATGAACAAACAATTAAAAAAAGAATTAGCAATAATAAAAAATAATAATGAAGAGGCTACAAAAGCAATAAGAGAATTATTAAATAATAATAAATTAGATGTAGATTTAAATAGATATAATGCAGAAGTTAATTTTAAGGATGAGGAAATACTAAGAACTGATAAAGACAGAGATGGAAAAATAACATCTTCTTTTAGAGTATACAGCATGAGAGTAGATACTAATACAAGCGATGATATTATAAATAATTATGCTGATTTTTTAGAGTTATCAGCAAGACTTATGAGAAAAGAAATAAGAGAAAAAATAAACGAAGTATTAGGTTATTATATAATAAAAACGGAAACAGAAATAGACAATTTGAAAATATCATAAATCTTTTTTAATTATTTATTAATGCATACTTTATATATAATATATAAAGTATGCAGATTATAAATGATTATAAGCTAAATACACCTTCAGTTTCATAAATACTTTTAGTATCTTCAAAATGATTTTTAATTACTTTATGAAGAGCCATAATTGAGGCTACAACGCCGTCAATTCTTTTATATGATCTTCTTCTGTCAGGTTTTACGGGTAAATAATTATCTCTGCCGTCAGTTTTCACTTCACAGCAGCTTATCATCCAATTAAGAACTGCATTATTACCATGTAAAAGTTTACGTTCATCTATAGTTTTTTCAAATAAAGAAGTTCCTTCAGATAAACCGCCGACTGCAAAAGACTGCCTAATTTGCGTCATTTTGAATCCTTCATTTTCTAAATGAGTAACTATTTCAATAGCTTTCCAAGGGTCATAAGCTATTTCTATAATTTCAAACTGCTCGGCATCATTTAGTATTGAGGATTCTATAATATCAAAATCTATTATATCGCCGCTTGTTAAAGTAATTAAACCCTGCGAAGCCCATAATTCATAAGGTACTCTGTCCTCTTTAGAACGCTGCCTTATATTTTCTTTCGGCATAAAGAAGCGGGGCAGAAGTATATACGGTCCGTTATCAATAGAATCAAAGCATAAAACATAGGCTGCTATATCTCTTGTAGTTGCTAAATCCAAACCGATGCAGGCTTTTCTGCCTTTTAATTCATTTATATTTATATTTTGATGTGAATAAGATTTAAGCCATCTGTCAGAAGATATCCAAACCTCGCTTGCCTGAGTCCAAACATTCAAGTTTTTTGTAAGTATATCAGTTCTCTGAATAGGCTTATCAAGTCCTTCTAAAAGCCTAGATTTAATATAACTGTCTTTTACAGAAACATTTATATTAGGATTAGCTTGAAAAATAATTTTATTTATTAATTCTTCCTGCTTTGAAATATCTTCCATTAGTTTCAAGCGTACAGCCTCGTTATAAGCTCCTGCCGATTCTTCTAAATCGGCAGGCACTCGGCTTTCCGCTTTATTTAATTTATTTAATTTTTCTTTATATTCGCTCATAAATACCCAAATATCATTTACATTGTCAGGCTCGTATATTATTGTAAAATATTCATCATTATTTAATGTTCCCCCTAGTATTTGCTTAGCATATTCATATTCAGAAAAACATACTGAAGATTTATCAAAACCTGCGGTTGTGATTATAAAAGTAAGAGGCTGACGTCTCGCTCCCATACCAGACTCAAGAACGTTTAGAAGTTCATTATCTGGATGTGCATGGTATTCATCTACTATAACTAAATGCGGATTTAATCCGTCTTCAGTGTTGCTGTCCTGTCCAAGCGGTTTTGATTTTGATGCAGTATCTTTTTTCTTTGTAATTGTAGAAGTTTGTTTATATGTAATCGCTTCTTTATTAAGAGCTTTTGCTTTTCTTATCTGCCTTTCGCTTTCACTCCATGCGATTTTTGCCTGATCTTTTTTAGTAGCTATATAATATATTTCAACTCCAGCCTCTGCAGGACTGTCGCAGAAAAAACAATAATTGCCTATACCTGATGCAAAAGTAGTTTTTCCGTTTTTTCTGCTTACCTGAATATAAGCCTTTTTAAATCTTCTTAAATTATTTTCCTTTCTCCTCCATCCGAATATACTTGCTATTATAAACTGTTCCCAAGGCTCTAATATAATATTATGATTAGCCCATTCTCCTTTCGTATGTACTAAAGACTGAATAAAAGTAATAGGTCTTTCAGCTTCTTTCTCATCAAAATAAAAAGGATAATCGTTATTTTGACGAAGTCCACCTTTGGCGTTAGATTTTTCTATATCATCTAAATGCCTTTTTACAGATAAAAAAGCAGATTTACACACAGGCAGTTCTTTATTAATAACTTTATCAATATATTCTTTATATTTAATCATATATTATTCGTTTATCATTTTACTCAAAGGATCGTCATCTTCTACTACTTCAGGCACAGGCACTTTCTTTTTGGAAGCAGGAGTTAAACCAAACTCAGTAAGCATTTTCGTATATGCTGTTATAGCTTTGTGATATGCTAAATATTCTCCCATAGTCTGAGAGTTTTTACCTTCTAAATATCCAGCTATAGACCCTCCTTCATTAATCATAGCTTGATATAGATTCATAGCATCGCCGTAATGCAAACATAGAAGTTCAAAAGCTGATAAATCCGCATCTCCAAGCATATTTTTTTCAGCAAAAATCGGAGCTAACTCATTCCATTTTTTCAAAGAATATCCAACAAAATATTCAGGCGGATTTGGTATTTTTAATACTTTTTTAGTCTGTTTTTTATTATCTTTTCTGCTTTTTTCAGCCATTTTTTGCTCTTTTTTATCATTTTTAGGCATCGTATCTCCCATCAAAAATTAAAGTGTATATTAATAAACAATAATATTAATATTTATTAATAGAAAACTAAATATTTATAGGAGATTTTTAATTATGTTCAAAAAAGTAATAATAGGCAATTGCATTTTAATTAAAGGCAATTGTGAAGAAGTTATGAAAGAATTAGAAAGTAATTCAATAAATGCGGTAGTTTCAGATCCTCCGTATTCAGATACAAGCAGAAAAAAATCTCTATACAGAATTGATAGTTATGATACAGCAAAAGAAGTTAATGAGTTTTGTATAAAAAATGCTTATAGAGAAACTTATAAAATAGTTGTGGCAGGATATGAAGGCGAACATAATAACTTGGAAGATTACGGATATATAAAATATTCTTGGAAATCAAATGGCGGATATAGAAATATAAGCGGCAGCAATGATAATAAATTTAAAGAAAGACTTTGGGCTTCAAGTTCTTGTAATAAAAATATAGAAAATAAATAACTGCAGTAATAAAAAGCGATATTTTAATTATATATATATGGCTTTTTTAGAAAACATACGAAGCACAGTAAAAAAATGGCTGTTTCCTGATTTCAGTCATAACGATTTTGCAGTTTTATACGGGGCTGATAAAAGCAATATTTCAGTTAATGAAAATACTGCTTTAACTTTTTCTACAGTATTTGCCTGTGTAAGAGTGATAGCTGAAACTATAGCTACACTCCCTCTTTTTGTATATAAAATAAAAAATGGGAATAGGATAAGAGCATACGAACATTCATTATACGGCTTACTGCATAACGCTCCGAATGAGGAGTGTACAAGTGTATCTTTCATAGAAAGTCTTATTACTCATATACTTTTACAAGGCAACGGCTTTGTCGAAGTTGTGAGAGATAATTTTAATGCAGTCAGAGGATTATATTTACTAGATGTCTCTAAAATGAGAGTTTATAGAGACGATTTAGGGTATATAGCGTATGAATATAATGATGACGGCAAAATAATAAACTTATCTAAAAGACAAGTAATGCATATAGCAGGATTAGGCTGGAATGGTGTTGTAGGATACAGCCCTATTTCTATGATGAGAAAGCAAATAGCAACAGGGCTTTATCAAGATAATTTTGCATTAGATTTTTTCAGTAAAGGCGTTAAGAAAACACCAATACTTACCCACCCAGAGCATTTGAGTAAGGAAGCTAAAGAGAACATGAAAAAATCTTTTTGGGATGCTTGGAATAATGGGATAGTTGTGCTTGAAGAGGGTTTGAAAGCGGAGTTTGCAACTATGAACTTATCAGATGCTCAGTTTTTAGAAAGCAGAAGATTTTCGGTAGAAGAAATATGCCGAGTGTTCCGTGTACCTCCTCATTTAATCGGTGATTTAAGCAGGAGTACAAATAATAATATAGAACATCAAAGTATAGAGTTCGTAACTCACACAATAAGACCTTGGTGTGTGAGGATAGAAAAAGCGTTAAACGGACATTTATTAAACAGCTATGAAAAAAAGAAATACTTAATAGAGTTTAATTTAGATGGTCTTTTAAGAGGAGACACTCTTACAAGACAGCAGGCTAATCAAATAAGGTTTAATAACGGAATACTTACTAGAAACGAGTGGAGAAAGCAGGATAATTTAAATGAAGTTGAAGATAAATACGGCGATGAATATTTTGTAAGCCAGCAGATAAGACCAATAAAAACAGTTTATGAAACTTCAGAAAATGAGAGCAATCAAGACTTTAATATAAATAACAATGATGAAAATAAAAAATTAGAAGAGGAAGAGAAAGATGTCAGCAAGTAATAATGAAATTAGAAGTATAGATATTAATATTCAAAAAAGTACAGACACAGAAGGTGAACCTCTTAAATTAAGAGGCTATGCTATTGTATATAATTCTTTAAGCGAGCCTCTATATGGAGATTTATTTAGGGAGCGTATAAACAGAGGTGCTTTCACTAAATCATTATTAGAAAATGATCAGGTATGTTTATGGGGACATGATACAAGATATGTACTCGGCAGAAAAAGCTCTGGGACATTGATTTTAAGAGAAGATGATAAGGGCTTATATTTTGAAGTTTCTCTGCCAAATACTACTTGGGCAAGAGATTTGAAAGAAAGCGTAGACAGAGGCGATATAAAGCAGATGTCTTTCGGCTTCAAAGTAGTAAGAGAGAATTGGATTGATGATAAAGAAACATTAAAAGAATACTCAATGCCTATACGTGAAATAAACGAAATCACTTTACATGAAATATCATTAGTAACATTTCCTGCTTATACGGAAACAAATGTTAGAGATAAAAATAATGATGCTTATATTCCCAAACCGCCTGATAAATCTATGCCTACAGTAAATGATGATTTTGATTATAGAAATAAAGAATATGAACAAAAAATAAAATATCTAAAAATAAAAAATAAATAATAAGAACGACAACTGCAGATTGTTTATTGCGAAGTTTACAAAGCAATAAACAATCTGCAGTTGGAGTGATAACAATAATAAGGAGTAAATTATGTCACCAGAAGAATTGAGAGCTTTAATAGAAAAACTAAAAAATGAAAATGCTTTAGTTTTAACAACTATTGATGAACTTATGCAAAAAAGAGAAGCGTATGCTTCTATGAGTATTGAAGAGAGAGAAATTAAAAAAGATGATATATCAAAACTAGATAATGATATAGATACTTTAATGAAGAATATAGAAAATAGAAATAAGGAAATAGAAAGATATGATAAACTTTTATCACTTCAAACTAATTCTTCTATGAATAAAAGAAATATAGCTGATAATTTAGACAAAGCATCTTCTGATGATAACGAAGCTGAATTAAGAGCTAAAGTCGGCAGATGGTTTAGAACAGGCGATGATAAAGAGATAAGAGAACTTCAGGCAGGAGTTGCTGAAAAAGGCGGATATACTATAGCACCTCAGTATCTAGTAAAAGAAATTATAAAAGACTTAGATGATGCAGTTCAAATAAGAAAAAGAGCAAATATAATTCCTGCTATGAACGGATATGCAAGCATAGGAATACCTACACTTGACAGCGATTTAAATAATCTTGAATGGACAGCAGAAATCGCAGCGGTAACAGAAGATACTAATATGGCTTTCGGTAAAAGAGAAATGAAAGCCAATCAATTAACTAAATTGGTAAAAATTAGTAAGAGATTAATAAAGCAGAGCAATATAGATATTCAAAGTTTTGTACAGGAGAGAATAGCATATAAATTGGCTGCTACATTAGAGCATAATTATTTATACGGTAATGGTACAGATAAACCTTTAGGCATATTTGCTCAGACTTCAGATAATACAGCCGCTATTCCAACTGACAGAGATATAAAAGTAGGAACTGCAACTGCTGCTATAACTTATGACGGATTAGTAGATGCAGTAAGCGGATTGAAAGGCGGATACCAAAACGGAGCTGTATGGATGCTTAATAGAAAAGCTATTGCAGCATTAAGAAAATTAAAAGATAAGCAGGACCGTCCTATTTGGCAGGAAAGTTTAATAGCGGGACAGCCTAGTATTTTACTTGGTATACCAGTTGTGCAAAATGACTTTATAGAAGATAAGCTAGAAGCTGCAAAATATTTTGGTTTCTTAGCAAACTTAAAATATTATTGGATTATGGACAGCTTATCTATGGAGCTTCAAGTTTTGCATGAATTGTACAGCAATACAAATCAAATAGGCTTCCAAGTAGGATATTGGGGAGACGGAGCACCTATTCAAAAAGAAGCATTTGTAAGATTAGTAGCACATGATCAAGCGTATGCAGCTTAAGGCTTTTATATATGAGCAGTGATACTGAAGATATTAATAATAGTATAGACATTGATGTCGGAAAAGTTGTCGCCGAAGGCGTGCTTTCGCAAGAGGCAGGTGATGATAACAGAGTAGTTACTTTGGCTGAGTTCAAAAAGTTTCTAAACTTGGAAGGCATCGACTATGATGATGATATACTGCAATTGACTTTAGACAGTGCAATCGGATATTGTAATAAAGCTAATGAGGCTGAATACAAAAGAACCGATTGTCCTCCTGAAGTCAGATATGCTATTCTTGGACTTGCTGCTCATTATTTTGAAAGCAAAACAGGAGAAGCTAGTCAAAGTGAGGAAGTTGCTTTGAAAGGTGTTCACAGATTATTGGCCATTGCAAGGGAAAAGTTTACTCTATAGGAGATGAGCCAAGCCAGCCCCACAGGGGCACAGATGTGCGAATAAGTTTACTTATTCGCTTTTATTAGGCGAGGCGAATATAACAATAATGAAAGTTGGAAAATTAATTCATACTATAACTTTTTATAGAACGAAGTATATAGATAATGGAAATGGAACAGGAAGTAATGAATTAATAGAATTAAGAAAAGTAAAATGCTCTATTGAAGATATAACATATAAAGATATACAGCAGGGTAAAAGAAAAGATTTAGAAAGAACTTTGAAAGTACATACTCATTATTTCAAAGAGTTTGATACCAAAGGAATGATGGCCAAAATAAACCGTGAAAATGATATCTATGAAGTCATTAATATGGAGAATGTTTCATATAAAAATATAGAATGCATATTTACAATAAAGAAATTAGTAAATAATAAAAAAGCTGACAATAGAGAGTAATATGTCTGAAAAAAATAAAGTAACTCTTACAGGGTTTGATGAGTTCAGGAAAACTTTAGAAGAGTTAGGAATTGATTTTAAGAATGAAGTAAAAAAAGCCTCATTAAAAGAAGCTAGAAGAATAGCAAAAGAAGCTAATGCAAAAGCAAAAAGCAGAGGCTGGACTTTTGATAAATATTTTACTGTAAAAGAAACAAGAATAAACAAAAAGAGTAATACTGAAAGCAATGTGAAGATTACTACAATTAGCGGAAAAAGAGGCACAGCACCTGAGAAAAATAAAATAAAATGGTATAAAGAGCAAGGCGATAGGTATTATGCTTTTTTTAATGAATATGGAAATAAATATAAAAATGAAGTGCCTTTGTTAATACCTCTATTTGAATCAAACAGAGAGAATATAGAAGAGGCAGTCAAAAGTGCTTTGAATATAGTAATACAAAAAGCTAATAATAAATAGAGTTTATAAATATGCATAGAGTAATTTATCAATTATTAAAAAGTCTTACTCAAGAAGATAAAAAAACGGCAGG